GAAATCAAAGACGACCGCAAGCATCTATCAATGCTAGAAGACTTTTGGTTACCTCGTCGTGAAGGTTCTAAAGGTACCGAGATTAGCACACTAGAAGGTGCAAGAAATCTTGGTGAACTGGAAGATGTTAAATATTTCCAAACAAAACTATACAAGGCCCTTGGTGTTCCAATTTCTCGTCTAGAACAAAATCAAGGTTTCTCATTAGGTCGTACCACAGAAATCACAAGAGATGAACTTAAGTTTATGAAGTTTGTTATGAGACTTCGTAACAAGTTTTCCACACTATTTGACGATCTTCTTCGTGTTCAGTTAGTTCTTAAAAATATATGTACCGAAGAAGAATGGAAAGAAATCAAAGAAGACATTTGGTATGATTTCAAGAAAGACAATAACTTTGACGAAATCAAAGAGGCAGAACTACTAAATCTTAGACTTGATACACTACAAAAGATTGATCCTTTTGTTGGTAAGTATTACTCTGCTCTTTGGGTTCGTAAAAATCTATTGCAGCAATCTGACGAAGACATTGAAGAAATGAATGCTCAAATGGAGCAAGATAATGCTATCATGGCACAGCAGCAAGCACAACAGCAACAGCAGATGGCCATTGATCAGCAAGCACAACAGCAACAAGATATGCAAAATCAAATTGCATTTAATGCACAATCACAGATTGCTCAGGCCGAAGTGAATAAAGAAGTTGAAAAGATTACTGGACCAGATTCTGGACCAAGTAAATCTGAAAAAACAGGACAAGATCATGAGTCCAAGATGATGGATAAAAAGATCAAACTTGCACAGATTCAATCAAAGAAATCATCCGCTCCTGCAAAGAAAAAGACAGTAGCAGAACAAGCAAGAGATTTGCGTCTGACATATGTTGGCGGCGGCAAGTATGCAGATGATGGTAATGTTGTTACACATATTAATGAAAACGGCAAACTATTGCCAGTATAAATAAGGATCAGATCATTGTCACTTAAGAGTGTTAAAACATTAACAGCATCAGACATTGCAAAGAAATGGAAATTAGACATTAACAAAGTTAATAGTCTTATTGATGATGGTGCTAAGATTGAACACGAACATGACAAAGACATGAAGAATGCAAGAGAAATTGCTAGAGACCATATATCTGAAAGACCTGATTACTACAAAAAACTTCGTAAAATGGAAAAGACTAAGATTTCTATGAAAGAAGGCATCTCAACTGTACCAGAAAGAGAGATTCCTGTAGTTGGTGATCTAACTGGTGCACCGAGAACAATAGCAAAAGGTTCTACTAAAATTGATGAAATTAAAATGCCTAAAGTCTCACCAAAAGTCAAAAAGGCAGCTAAGGTTGGCATGACACTAGCAAATATAGCAACATTAGGTCAAGTTGCTGGCGATGCTGCTGAAGGACGTAAAGGTGCTGATCCTAAGAGAGGTATGTTGGCTGCAGTTTCTACATTACCAGGTCCTGTTGGTTATGGTGCTATGGGTCTAAACTATACTGTCAAAGGTTATGATAAAGCAAGAGAACATCTAAGATCGAAGATAGGGAAGAAAATGGAAGAAGCCACATTTCAGGGAAAAAAGGTTCCTCTTAACAAACCAATGAAGGGTGATGTTAAGAAATCAAAAGTATTCGTTGATCCTGATGGTGATGGTAAGGCGCAAAAAGTAAACTTCGGCGATCCTAACATGACAATTAAAAAGTCTAATCCTGCTCGTCGTAAGAGTTTTAGAGCAAGACATAATTGCGACAATCCAGGTCCTAAGACAAAAGCAAGATATTGGTCTTGTAGAGCATGGGAAGAAACACAGATTAGTGAAGATTGGCAATCTGTAAATCGTAAAGATAAAACAGATGGACTATCTCAAGCCGCTGTTAATGCATATCGTCGTGAGAATCCTGGTTCCAAACTACAGACAGCCGTAACAGAAAAGAATCCATCGGGAAAACGTGCTGCACGTCGTAAATCATTCTGTTCTCGTATGTCTGGTATGAAAAAGAGATTAACATCTGCTAAGACTGCAAGAGATCCGGATTCACGTATCAATAAAGCACTACGCAGATGGAACTGTGAAGAAGAAACACAGATTCACGAAATTTCTGCCGAACTAGTCGGCAAGGTTTCTAATGCTCGTTTCTTTCGTGGTGAAGTACCAAGCAAGGTGCTAACCCGTGCAATCAATAAAAAGTTTGTTGAATCTGGTAAAAAAGATAAAGGTAAAGGTAAAATAGAAAAAGAAGTAAAAGAAGCAGTAATGGCAATGCCACCGCAAATTCAGCCACCTGCTATTCATGGTTCGCAACGTGCTGGAATTCAGAGACAGGTTTCTAAACCAACATCTGTATCTGGTAGAGCATCCGGTAGATTATCTGGACAAGGTGGTTCAATGACTGGTCAGGTTCAAGTTCAAAGAGCCGCACCACCAAGAGCGCCAACTTATTCTATGCCTTCTGGTCAGCGTGGTTCTATGTCAGCATCACCAACAAAGACTTCAATGTCATTCTCACAAGGTGGCACAAATGTTGGTGGAAAGATGGCAGCATCAAAGCAAACCAGTTCAGTTGTAAAAGGTATGACTTCTGCTGGACGTGAAGCCGCTGCTGTAGTATCCAAAGCAGCACCTATGGCATCAAGAGTTGCTGGTGCTGCACTAAGAATTGCTGGTGGACCAGCTGCTACTGCCGCGGCCGCTGTAATGTCTCCTACCGCTGCTAATGCGGGTGAAAATGAAAAGAAGAGACAAGAAACCTTAAAGAGTTATAATCCATATAAAGCACAAGGTCGTTCTGTTTCTGATTACGAAAAGCAAGCACTAACACCTCAGAAGTATGATACACCAAAAGCAGCAGCACCTAAGACAGATGCTCCTACACCACCAAAAAGACCAGATTATTTTAGTCGTGGTCAAGCATTTCAGGCTGCTCGTGGTGAAGCTGGTGGTGGTGAAGGTAAGTTTTCTTATGATAATAAAACATATCAGACAAACGTTTCAGGTGAAAAGTATAAACCCGAATCACAACTAAAGCAAACAAGTATTAAAGAGGAAACCAAAATGGATACCAAAGACATTATCAATGAAGCAATTGATAACATCCTTAGCAACAATCTAGTTGATATGAAAGAAAATCTTCTTACTGCTATTCAAGAAAAAGCAATTGAAAAACTTGAAGAAAAGAAAAAAGAAATCGCATCTAACTATTTTGCACAGTAAGAGGTAATAAAGAATGAAGACCCTAAAGCAAATTCGTGAAGAATATGATGCTAAATTTTTGGACAGATTTGATTCTGCTCCTGATGAACTTATGCTTGAAGGTCGTGATTCAAGTAAATCAATTAAAGTGCCGTCAGCAAAGCAAATGCCAGTTATGTTGGTATTTCGTAGATTGCAATATAGAATATTTCCTGATAGACAAGTTGTTGCTCTATACTATTCTAGTATGGTCAATAAGTATCTTTCTATTCCTTTTGGACCAGAAGGTAATCTAAATCTAAGTGAGTCTGTAATTCTAGATGAAGAACAACTGGATGAATTTCTACAATTTGCCCCGGCTATCGCTGGTGCAATAGAAGCAGGTGGAGCAGCAGTAACAGGTGCTGCTGCTAGAGGATTAGCAATGGCAGGCGCTCGAACTGCTGCAAGACAGGTTGGTAAACTCGGCATTCGTAAAGTCGCAGGAGGTTACCTAAAACGTGGTGTTAAGGCCCTTGGTAAACAAGTTGCCAAGAATGCTCTTAAAAGTGCAATATCTGGTGATGAAAAGGAAAAACAACCATCAGCATCCGATCAAATAAAAAGTTCTGTCATGAAATCTGAAATTAGACCACAGTCGGATGTTGTTAGAAAATCATCTTGGGATATTGGTTCAAACAAGGCACTAGAAACCAGAAAATCTCAGATTAGATCGGCAGATATTGCACAAGCAAGAAACACACTAAGCGGTGGATTGCGTGAAAACAAAATGTCCGATCTCCGTGACATGATCAACGAAGGTATAGAGTTAAAGACATTAGAAATTAATGGAAGACAAGTTAACATAAATATGGGTATGGCAAAAAGAATACTTGAAGTTTATGACTCGGTAAATACCAAGAACAAAAAGATTGTTGAAGGTATGTTAAATGAAGACCTTGAGTCCTTCAAGAAGTTATTAAATTTCTCAATTAGGAAATAACAATGGCAACAACATTAAATAAACAAACTTTAGTAGATACCAACAGACATTCTGTTATTAAGATTGTTGGTTCTGGAGGCACCGATTCAAATGCTTCACTAGTTGTAGCATCTTCTCTTGCATATGCTATTAATGCAACTGGATCTGTCAGCACACTGAATCCAAAACGTCTAAACAGAGTTGCTATCAAAAGAATTTGGGGTCAGGGTCAACTATCGACAGGATCAGTTACATTGAAATGGGGCGGTAACTCCAATAGTTCTATCGTGACATTTGGTAGTGGTTGGTTCGATTATAACTTTGATTCTGGTAGCACACCAGGCACAATCGAGATTCCTGATCAAGCAAATTGCACAGGTGATATTGTGTTTTCTAGCACAGCAGGAGCAACAGATACCTGGACATTGTTTATTGATCTAAAGAAAGATGGTCGTGACTATGATCAAGGTCAGACCAGAGATCCAGCAGCATTTAACTCAAGGGCATATACCTCATGAGAGAACTAGTCGAAAACATTTTAACAGGCAATAACGTAGAAGCACATAAAATTTTTGAATCTCGTTTGAATCAGATTATAGAAAAGAAACTCTATGAGATGAAACGAATGATTCAGGCTGAAGTTTTTGGCGGTATGTCTAAAGAAGATTTGCAAAAAAGAAAAGATGCAGGATTTTTTAAAGCCGCCGATTATTATGAAGCAATGCAAAAGTTAAAAGATTTGGAAACTTCTGCTAAAGCAAAAAAAGAAGAAAAACCAAAAAGTAAAAAAAAAGATATGAAAGAACAGTATAGATATATGGGAAAATCTGAGAAAGATATTGAGTCTGCCGCAGCAGGAGCAGGTGAAAGATTAGGTAAACAGGCGGCCGCCGCGGCGAAAGCGATAGCAGGTGAAAGACCGTCTGAACCGGAAGAAAAGACTCCTAGAGACATGTCATCCATCAGATCATCAGCATGGTCAGATAAAAAACAGAAATCAAAAATAGGCCCTTATCTCAAAAGAATTGAAGATAAGAAACGACGTATGGCACAACAAGGTCGTGTCGATACTATTGCAAAACAAGCCATAGGAAATTTAGTTCGTGGAAAAAATATTGGAAAAAATATTGGCAGAATTGCTAAGTATGGAACACAGTCAAGTCCAATCAAGTCCATCAAAGGTGGTCATGACGTTTGGATGGGCAAAAAAGAACCAACGACACTAAAGGGTAAAGGTATTGCTCTTGTTAGAGATATCTTATCACATCCCGGAGGATAAATACTAATATGAAACTTATTAGAGAAGAAATTCAAAACGTTCAGTATCTTGTAGAAACTGCTAAAGACGGCACTAAAAATTACTTTATTGAAGGTATTTTTATGCAGGCCGAAAAGCAGAACAGAAACGGTCGTGTCTATCCAATGAACGTGCTTTCTAAAGAAGCAGACAGATACAACCGTGAATACGTTCAAAAGAACAGAGCATTTGGTGAACTAGGTCATCCAGAGAATCCTCAAATTAACCTAGATCGTGTTTCACATATGATTACTAAGTTATATCCTGATAGAACAAACTTTATTGGTAAAGCAAAGATATTAGATACTCCTAACGGAAAGATAGTTAAGAGTCTACTAGACGGCGGTGCAAGTCTTGGTGTGTCTACAAGAGGCGTAGGGTCTCTTCGT